ACGATCCACCATGTATGCATGGATGCTTTCGTAGGAGATAGGGAGTCCCAAATCCTTCGCCTGCATGAGCTGGAAAGCGTCCTGACCAGTAACGAGGGTAGAGCTAAACTCCTCATTAGGCTCAACTTTAATCTCATCTGGATTTTCTCCCATCCAAATGGCTGCGAACTTAAGCTGTGCCTCAAGGCCTGCTCCGCCTGTGAGTGCAATCTGCTTGAGCGTCGCAGTTTGAGCAGCAAGTCGAGTCTTGAGAGCTTCGCCAGACTCCTTATCTCCAACTCGGGCGTTAATCAACTGACCAGCACGAACCTCTGCCTGTTGCTGATCATGTGCTAGGGCTTGACGCTGTTCTGGAAGTCCGGAACTATTAACTCCAATATACTTAGCATCTCCACCTTGCTCCATGTCAATGCGAGAACCAGCGCCAGTCCGCAAAGGAGCATCAGGGTTAGTAGGGTCACGACGTAGGATGCCACCGATCGTAACCAACGTATCCTGGCCTTGCATAAAGAGGTTTTGTCGGTAATCAGCCTCTCCTCTATAAATAGCAATCATTGCTTTAGCAAGACCTAACATTGGTGCATAATCGGGAGATGATAGTAGATCTTTATTATTCACAAATGTAAATGGAATATCAACCATTGCAGTACCACGCATCATTGGAGTATTCAATGCTGCTGTACTAAAAGTTGGCGATCCACTTCCAACAACCTTAAACAATCCTGTCTTATATACATTTCCATCTAATACACATACACGATAGCTTACAGAATTAACCCAACCAAACTGATCACTTGGATCTGGTTCATAACCAGTTTCATCTAGAATAACATAACTAAGTCTTGTTGGAGCGGCCTCGTTACCACCGTCGCCCCAGTTGCGTACCGCTTCCGCACTATACATGGCAATATAGGGCAAGGGGTTGGCAGGGTTCGGAGTTACAGGCAAATCGGTGAGCAGTCCTACCCTACCAGTAACAAGTTGTTCTTCATTGATACGCCGTAGTAACTGATCAAGTGTCTCGCCGTGGTTACTACGAATACCTTTCATTTTCTCAGGAAGTGAAATCTGTGGAGGTTTCTGGTGCAGCAAACCAATGTATGCCTCTACAGCCTCTTTAAATAGGTCATGCCATACTGCACGAAGCTTATAAGCTTCATACATCTGGAATCCAACTTCGTTACGCTGCATACCATCAAGAATCATACCTTGCGTTGGAGGTAGATACTTTTGGCCGCGCGACTTGACGATTGTCTCACCAGCATAACAATCGCGTAGTATTAGCCAGTCTGGCGAATATGTAGAGTAGGAAGGATGAAAGGTGTCAATAGCCATTGTAACCCCCGTTGTACCACTTCTTTCGCACCGTGGCCAGCGAAAAATTAAAAATGTCCGCTAGTATGTCCACTCGTAGTGATAATGGACCCCATGGGCCAGAGACGATCAACAAAATAACCAATTGCAGTTGTAATATGCTGATATTGATTAGTTTGATCTTCAATAAAGCTAGAACCTTCTTTTAGCTGAACAGTTTCTAAACCTTTGTTAGTCCATTTAGCAGTCACAGGATTAACAAATAAGCGAATTTGTCCCATTGCATTCTTAATGCGAGCACGTACAGCATTCTGTCTATCTTTGATACCAGGATGTTTTGGACGTACTCTACGTTGAAATTTCCAACCATTCTTTAAAAGTACTTCTTCAATATCATCATAATCAGATTTATGACCGTGCTTCTCACCAGCCCGTCCAGCCGGGTCGCCATACAGATAAACCGTTTTGTTCTTATGGTTTTGATAGCGATCTACAAACTCTTCTGCCGACTGGCGAGATACTGCACTCTCCAAAACAATTTCATCTACTATATATGGGACATCATCTCTAATGACCACAATTGCCGAACTCAGCGGCGTAAAATTCTGATCATGCGTCCAATGCAGTTCTTCATTCTCATATGGCGTTGCTGAACACCAATTATCTTTTCCGTAGTCTTCGTAGATTCTTCCGCCTGCGGTTTCAAAGCTTGCTTCATATTCTTGTCTAAACTGCTTTGCGGACATAGCCCGCTTCGCACCATCGATAATATCCTGTGGAAGAATCTCGGCAGACTTCCAATGAAAAGTGCGATAATCTGGATCAATGCCAGACCAACCCAAATCAGCCATATCTTTATAATGGCCAAGACCTTCGGGGACACCAATGAACCAGCACCATGCGCGATATTCCGGACGACGTGGATCAACTGTATTTAGAGCAGGCAGAATATTCTCGACAACCGCCTGTTCTTTCACATCTGCAATCTCATCTATAATCCCACCAGTCCAAGGAACGCCTTCAAACCGTTGTGGTTGATCGAAACCAATAATATGAATCTCTGTAGCATTAGGCAAGAATATCTGAAGTTCTGTTTCGCTTGGACGTTTAGTATGCAAACAGGAGAAAGTCATATCTTTAAGGTCTTGCCACCATATCTTCTTTGCCTGCGCAAAAGTTGGAGCTCCTGCAAAGAACTTCTCACCTGACTGATACATTGCTCGCTTAGATATAAATCTCTTACCTCGTTCTGTTTTACCTGACCGACGGCCTGCGGGCACAACAGGAAAACGAATCCCATCGTCTACTGCACGTAGGAGCTTTAATTGTTCTGGATGAGGAATAAGCGGATACCATCTCGCTTTCTGCCTCTCCAAGACTAGGTTGATTATTTCGCCCATTAGTCTGGAAGATGCTTTGCTACGTTTTTGAAAGTATCTACCAATTTTTCCAATTCTTCGCCGCTACGATCTGGCGTTTGATCCAATCCATGAATGCTTGCCAGTGTCTTTGCAGCCACGACTCTTGTTGCGGATTGTCCATTTTGCATACACTCTATAAGAGTAGCTTCTATCATTGCTTTAACCTTTTCAGTGTGCCCCTTCTCATCTATAGGCTTCATCTTATGTTCCATTAGAAGCTTCTGGACATAAGGCTTGCTAAGAAATAGCTTAGAGTATTCTACTGCAAAGGTCAAGTTAAAACCAATCCGTTGAGCTGCCTCAACAGGATTATAATCCTTTACATACTCCTCGACAAATTTATCCCACAGGAGACGTTCCTGTTCGGTTGGCTGAGGATCCATGTAATTATTGAACGGAACTATTTGTGCTGTCATCACGCTATCCCGTTATGAGTTCCAGAACTGTTAATGGTCAACGCTTGCATTCGCGGAGTCACACCAATAGCCGGTACAGAGAAATGAACCCAATCTTCGTATTCCCAAATCAACTGATCAAACTTAATCTTGGAGTCTGCCATAATAGCTTTACATACTTCGTAAGGGGTGCCAAAATCAGGACATATGAAATCAACAGCCTGGCCATTCATATGCTGTGATGAAGAACTACCACCAACAGCAGAGTTGAGAGCAGGGCAACGATAGCCAGAAGAGATAAACATTGCCTTATTCTTGAGTGCAACACGAACAAACTCCAACATAGCACACAATCTGCAAAGCTGTATCAATGCATCTTGATTAGGCTTATTATCAATACCCTCGCGTGCCGCAGTCTGACTTAGAATCATTTCTTCAAGTGTGAAGTGTTCAGTTAAGAGGGTCATTTCTTATCTCCGTCATCTTTATTACCTCTAATGCCCGCAAAAGCCAGCGCCGCCGCTAATGCTGCTGCCATTAACGACATTACTCGATTATATGGGTCGCAATTTACTTCAGTGCCACCTTTAATTATTATTTCGGCGTTGTAAATACATGCGCCCACCATACCAAGCACCACTAGTGAATGAACGCAGATCACCATAAACAGAATTAGAAACGCTGCTTTCTGAGGATCAAATGGAGGTCTGTCTGCCATTCATCTCACAGCTCCTAGATGACCAGTTAGCCATAGTACCAAAAGAATAATCAATACTAGACCAAGTACGCCACCTAGACCATTTACTCCGTAGGTGTTGTGGGCATAGTATCCACCTCCACCAAGCAGAATAATAATCAGAATGATAATTAAGATTGTGGTCATTGTATCACCCCTGTAGTGGCGGACCGAAAACCTTCCAGCCTAGAAGTAGGAAGAGAATGAACAGCAGCAATGAACTGCCTACTGCGCCATACGGTCCTGCAAAAGCTCCAAAGTGCCAAGCAAGAAAGAACACAAACCATATCAACATTAGAATCCAAAATGCTAATCCTAGTGTCATTGTAGCCTCCATGTTAAGGAACCCATGCACTGCCATTCCAGTGCTTAACGTGACCTAGTTTCCATACGCTGCCAGTCCATACTTTTGTAGGCTTAGATGTCCAGCTAGTACCATTCCATATTTTAAGCGGATTCGTATGAACGACTGTTCCTGTACCATTCAAAGTAACAGCATTCAATGTCTGTACAAGACTAGCTTGGACTAGAACTTTACCTGTACCTAATGCCGTCGCCGGCGCTAGAGTTGTGGTTAAAGAACCTTTTACTGATATTTGGCCTGTTGCAGATAATGTTGCTGGAGCAAGAGTTACATTTGATGTACCTTGAACTAAGACTTTTCCAGTACCGACTAATGTCGCAGGAGCTAATGTTTGATTTAAAGTTCCTTGAACTGAAACTTTACCAGTACCAACTAGAGTTACATTGCCAAGAGTTGATGTTAATATACCAAAAACAGTTCCGGCAACTGGCGTAAAAACTATACCAGTAGAAGATAATGTCGCGTTGGCAAGACTTACAGATAGAGAGCCTTTAACATCAACTTTGCCTGTGCTTACTAATGTTGCAGCATCTAATGTAGAAGATAGAGAACCCTTAACTGTAATTGTGCCAGTAGACGATAGAGTTGCTGCTGCTAACGTCGTAGTCAGTGCACTCTTAATATCTACCTTACCTGTACTAGATAATGTAGCTGCGTCTAACGCAATATTGCTAGAACCCTTGATATCAACTTTGCCAGTGCCTGCCGCCGTCAACGGAGCGAGGGTGACTGATAGAGAACCGTTGACCGTTCCGGCAACTGGTGTGAATACCGTGCCGGTTCCCGTTAATGTGAGAGCGTCAAGCGTGATCGAGGCGCTGCCCTTGACATCGACCTTGCCGGTACTCGCCAGCGTGGCTGCGCCCAGCGTGATGTTGCTG